CGCTGAAATCGGCAAGGAGGTTCGACAGTGCATTGAGGAGAGTAAGATGAAGGACTACCAGTTCGCTAACGAGATTAGCCTGCCTCAAGCTGCCATTTCCAAACTCACCCAAGGCAAATACATGTTTGGCGAAGACTCGCTTGCTAAACTGGAGGCTTGGGCGGAGAAATAAGGGGTATGAATAGACGATCCGTATTCAAAACCATTGCTAGTGCCATTTGCGCCTCTGCTGTTGAGGTTATTGGCATTGAGCCGGTGTTGCCAAAGCCCCAAATGGTTTCGATCAATCCCGAATGGCTGGCGGCTGAATACGAAGACTACTACATCATAGCGGATGGATTTCAAATTGCCGGTCGAGCCAAGAGAATTATTGGGCCTGACGGCGAAGACAATTCATGCAAATCGAAGGATGGTGTTATTCGACAGAGCATCTGTCGCCTAAATCTTGTTGATGGTCAGTATGTCGAGGTCTATCCTTACGTTTTTGAATAATGAACGAAATGTCCAAATCCCATCCGCTTCGCATTCGTCACGGCGATTACTCCTTTATCAAGGGCAGCGTGCTCGACATCGGTTGCGGCCCTGACCCCATTAAACTCGACCCGCCATCAACCGTTCGAGGATGGGACTTGCCCGATGGTGACGCTCAATATCTTGCATCTATCGACGACAAGACGTTCGACTGCATTGTGAGCGCCCATTGTCTTGAGCACGTCATGGACCCAGCAATCGCCCTCCAAAACTGGAGCCGAGTCTTGAAGGAAGGCGGATACGTTTACGCACTTGTGCCGCTCTACTCCGCCTACGAGAAGTTCCGCGACTTTAAGTTTGGCAGTCAGCACGCCGCTCGATTCAACCCAGACCACAAAACGTCGTGGGACATTGTTAGCTGTCCGAGGCCGCTAAACCATGAGCACTACGACTACAAACGCATCGTGGAAATCGGCAAGAAGGCGGGCCTGCACCTTGTAGATTTGCGCATGGAGCTTGATGGATTTCACTGGGAAAAGTGGAATGATCCAGACTTTGACTCCACCATGCACGGAGGACTAGCGCAACTCTGCATCATTTACCAAAAAATCTAGCCATGACCCTTCCCGTTGTTCTCAATATCGCACCTCACGAAAAGCGTCAGGCTGAAAAGCTGATTCGCTACATCAAGGAACTGGATGGAACGGAGGTGATTACGATGAAGTTCGATGATCCTCCGGGCATGCGTTATCCAGAGGTGGCAAATTGGGCCTTTCGTCAATGCGCCAAAGCGATGAGCGGCAAGCCGTTCATTTGGATCGAGGCTGATTCCATTCCACTCAAAGCTGGGTGGGCCAAGACTTTGACCGAAGAATACGAAAAGGTTGGGAAGCCGTATCTCTACGTTAAGACTCTCAATCATCCGTTCGATAACTTTACCGGCATTGGAGTTCAGGGGCCAGACTCTTACGAGCAAGCGCCAGAAGGCTTCAAAGATGGCGGCTTTGACGAGTGGTTGGTCCGCAACTACGGCGAATTGATTGGTCGAACAGACCTCATTCAGCACAGCTACGGTTTCTACGACAGCAAAGGCGATGCTACACTGCATGAGTTCCCGCGTGATTTGAGTTTGATCCGAAGCGATGCGGTATTGTTTCACAAAGACCAAAAACAAGGACTCATCGACCACTTAATGCCAAGTTTGAAGGGTGATGACGTGGCGAATGTCTCCACGGTTGGAGACCTTGGGGATGCAGTTCTTTCCCTAGCGACACTCAATCATCGTGGAGGAATGTATGACTACTATCTTCGAGACAATGGTGCCACGAAGGGGATTGTGAATCGCATTCACATCTTGAAGCCACTACTTGAGGCACAACCCTATATCGGCTCTGTCCGCATCTGGAAGCGTGAGGAAATCCAGTGGGCGTCCGAAGGTTTCCGCCCCGGATGGCACGAAAGGACATTTACCCTTGCTGGCGCTCACGCATCTCATGCCAAAAGCACTGGTTTCATCAAAGAGATGCCAGACTTTTCAAAGCCTTGGCTAACCGTTGAGCCTGACAAGAAATTTGCTGACAGGGTGATTATCAATCGAAGCCCTCGCTACAACAATGATTCGTTCCAGTGGGGCCAAGTCGTGAAGTTCTACGGCGATAGGCTCGTTTTCCTTGGCCTTCCAGATGAATACGCTGCGTTCTGTCGCGCTTTTGGAAACGTTCAATACCTTGTCACCGAGAACATGCTTGAGGCCGCAAAGGCCATCGCTGGGTCAAAGCTGTTCATCGGGAACCAGAGCGCCTGTATGACAATCGCTGAAGGATTGAAGCATCCCCGAATCCAAGAGGGGAGCCTGTGGTGCTGCGACTGCGTTTATCCAAGCGCCAACAATGCTCAGTATGTTTTTGATGGCTCAATGACACTGCCATCATTCGATGGTGGTGAAAGCCTCGTTGTTGAATCTCAGTTGATGGGATGGAAAAACTACATCCTGAACGAAGTCCCAAACTGCGGACGTGGGCGCTACGGTTGGTATTATCAGCACAACGACGTAATGATCTGCGAAGGCGCTTTCGAGTTCGCTTGGAAAAAGGTCCGCAAACTTACTCAATGGGATGATGAGGTCTGCCAGAAAGCCGTCGTAGATTTCACGGTGGCCTTGAATCCTCAATGGTTCGAGCGCAAGGTTAAACTGCCGCAGCTTGACGTTGCTCGTAGGGCGTTGAGGAATGCGGGATATACAGAGCATCCTATTCTGTGAAATTCCGTAAGTTTCGCTTGCCAACCTTACAGCCGTGACTACTAAGTCCGGCATAATGATCCTAGCAATCCCCGTATCGCAGTCTGACGTTCATCTGCTCGCCAAAAAAGCAGAACTACTCAAGAAGTTTGGCCCCTATCCTCGCCACATCCTTGCCGTCATTCCTGACGAGCCAGTGAAGCAACCGGCAAACGAGTTTATGGCTGAGTTGAAGCCCCTGTTTCAGGACGCGCATTTCTTGCCTGTTCCTTTGAATCTCACAGGCTGGCCCATCGCTCCGAATCGCCACTTCAAGCTGGCGGCGGCAAAGATTCACGGCCTTGGCATCAAGGAGGCCTTCTACTTTTTCGAGCTGGACAATGATCCAATGGTCGCTGGCTGGCTAGACCGTATCCACGACGAGTATGTGGAGGCCAACAAGCCTTACATGGGCTGCGTCACGCCTACTCGCGGCTTTGAGATGACGCCAGATGGCCCCATTCCTGCCAATGGCGAGGATCACATGGTAGGCACTGGCATTTACCCTCCGCATCTCTCGACTTACTCGGTCAAACTGCCTTCGGTGGACAAGATCGCTCCTTGGTCCCGTATGCCGATGGAGCCTTTCGACGTGGCAATGCGCCATGAAATCGTTCCTCACGCGCACGCAACCACGCTGATTCAACACAACTGGCGCACAGCCAAGTATCGCAAGCAGGGTGATTCGATTGTCTGCGATGACGTTGAAGGCATTCAGCCCAACGAGTCGCACAAAAAGCCTTGGGATGGCGTTTCTATCGTCATTCACGGCTGCAAGGACGGTTCACTTACCGACCTCCTTCTCAAAAATCTCCCCATTGATTCAGTTAAGGCTGGGACTGCTGCGGCAGGGGCAAGTGCCGCAGACTCATCGACGCCGCGCACCGCCGACGTTCAGCCTAGCGGTGACACTCCTAAAAAGCAGCATCCGACGTTCCTTGGGACGCAGATTGGCCGTTTGGTAGCAGCCAAGTCGCAAAAGGTTGCTGACATCGCGAAGGCTCTGAGCATTACCAATGAACAGGTCGAAACTGAGATTGCCAATACCTCGAATGGTTTGGTGCTTTCTGGCAAGGCTAAGTGGGTGAAGAAAATCTAATCCATGAACACCACCGAACCAGCATCCGGCCAACACGTCATCCGCCCATCTGAAATCGGCTGGGTGATGGAGCCTCGAACCGGTAATCCAAGCGAGGGCGTTCTGTCTCTCATTGTCGATAAAGAGGGCAAGGTGACTGGCGATATTGCCCGAACGACTGAGGGCATGCGCGTCATCAAAGCGGCTATTCAGTTCGATGAGAAGTTCATCACCATGCAGGCGTTGTCTGGAATCGTGGATGTGGTGAATGAGGCCATCACAAAGCTAACCATGAAAGGCTGTTCACTGTTCTCGCTGGAAACAGAACTTACGCCCCTGCTTCAGCCGAAGCTGATTTTGACTGGCGTGGACTCGAATGGGTTTACTTCAGGGACCGAAAACACTCTTGATTCTCAAGCAAAGGGTGGGACTATCGGCTGATTATGGAACTTCCTACCGCCCTCAATAATTACGCTCCACCCGTCGTTGACACGGAGGGCAAACCACTCGCTCGCCGTATCCAGTCTGTTGATGGCGCTCGTTCCCTTTGGTTCCGCATGCAGCAGGCCGATCTAGCCAGCAATCAGCAGATGGCAAAGGTGCAGGCAATGGTGGATGGCAGAGAGCCTTACGACCCAGCGATGCTCCAAAAGCAGGGCTTGGGCTACATGTCCAACTTCAACCCCGGCGATGCGAAGTCCTTTCTCGACCAGTCTGTTGCGGCGTTCATGGACCTTATTACCGGCTCCGAGGGCCTGATTGATGTCCAGACCAAGTATGGCGACATCTCCGAGCGCCAGAACCTTTCGCAGCGTATTTCCCTACACCTCAGTAGGACAATTCGGTCGTGGCCTGAGTTTTTCTACCGCTACGCCTTCATTCCGCACTACCGGACTCTGCATGGCACTGGAATTGCCTACTTCCCCGATCCGAATAACTGGCAATGGGACGTAACCAGCCTGTCCTACCTGAAAATACCTCGCCAGACTCGCACCTGTGAGGACGCGATTCAATACGCGGCCATGAAGAAACTGGAGCAGCCGGACCAGTTGATGAAGTATATCCAGTTGGGCGAGTATGCCGAGGATGAGGGCTGGAATGTTGACGCCTTGAAACGGGCGATGCAGAACGCCTATCCGCAGATCATCGACCCCTATAACTGGATGGACTGGGAGCAGCGTTGGAAGAACAACGACCTCGTTCTAGGGGAGACTGGCCCGACGATCCCGCTGATTTACATGTGGGTGCGCGAGAATGACGGCACGATTAGCCTGATGATCTTCGCTGAAAGCGCCTTGGCATCCAACGATGGCACCAAAGAGGACTTCCTGTTCTACAAGCAGGGTGTTTACCGTTCTGCTCAGGAGGCTTTCATCTTCTTCACGAAGGGGATTGGCACGAACGCCACCTTCCATGGGGTTCGCGGCCTTGGCGCTGACATGTTCAACGCCATGCAGCAGCTTATGCGCCTGCGAAACAAGGCGGTGGACGTGGCCTTTGCCAGCGGCCCCACTTGGCAGGTTGAAAGCGAGGAGGCTGTCGAGAACTTCCGCATCGTTCCCTATGGTTTTGGCTTCCTTGCCACACCGGGGGCCACCTTCATCCAGCAACAGCCGCCCGACATCAGCCGCTCGCTCATCCCGGCCACGGAAATGCTTCAGCAGGCGGTCGGGACCAACATCGGCCAATACACTTCGACCAAGACCCTCGATACCGGACGCGAGATTTCCAAGTTCGAGGCGATGGCCCGCTTGGACTTGAATGCCCAGCTCTCCGTCACGGAAATCAACCTGTTCATGCAGCCTCTTGACCGCCTGTTTAATCAGGTCGTGCGCCGGATGCTGCGGAAGGGCTACGAACGTGGCGATCCGGGCGGACAATACGTTTGGGAGTGGTTTGAACGCTGCCTCGAAGATGGTATTCCGATGGAGGCTCTTGAGAAGATTGACCTCCGCTACACGAAAGCTGCGCGAACGATTGGCTCTGGTTCTCCTGCCGCCCGTCGCCTTAGCTACGAGTCCTTGATGGGCCTGTATCCCTACTACGACGATTACGGCAAGCAGCAGTTGGTGCGCCTTCAGACTGCCTCTGTGGCTGGCTGGGACATCGCCAATCAACTCACGCAGCCTCCCGGAGCCGAACAGCGTCCTCCGATTGATGCTGCGATTGCTGACTCTCAGAACGTGGCTCTAGCTCAGGGCTTCGACCAGATGATCCTGCCAAACGAGAACAAGCGGGTTCACCTCGAAATCCACATCGGCAAGCTGTCGGAATACTACCAGCAGTTCGATGAGGCGGGACAGAATCCGACTCTTTACGCGGAAATCGTGCCTCCGATGGCAAAGATTTTCGACCACGCCGCACAGACGCTCGAAGGCTACACCGGCAACGATGCCCCATTGTTCCGCCAGCAGTTGCAGCAGTTCAACGAAATCATCACGAACGGCACTCGCCACCTGCAAAAGGAAGAGGCGCGTCAGGCTCAACAGGCCGAAGCACAAGGCGGACAGCCTCAACAGGACCAAGGACCGACCGACATCGAGAAGATGCTGGCAGAGTGGCGCATCAAAATGGACCAGCGCGAAGAGGAGTTCCGAGCCAAGATGCAGCAGCGTCAACAGGAGGCAGCTCAAAAGATGGCCCTAAAACAGCAGGAGTTCGCCGCTGACCTCTCTCGCAAGTCCGCGATGGCACAACTCCAACGAGCTAATACACCCGCATGACCCTACAACAACAATGGCTGGAAGACGGCCTAGCGCCACAACTGAAGCAACTCATCGAGAGCGACGTTTTTAAGCGTGCTGTCGAGGTAATAAAAGAGCACACGGAGCCGAATGATGAGTTCATTAAGCTGGTCTATCGCTCACAGCCCGAACACGCTGAGAAGATCATTGCCGCAACGCACGAAGTCATGGCTGGCGAGCGCCGGTTCCTTCGGATGCTAAAGTCGCTTACGACCATCAAGAAGGGCGCGAATGGAGAGCTGCCACCTCCGTTTGACCACTACAACGAACAGTATTTTGAACCCCGCCAATAACAACTATGACACCCGCACCAGCAGTAGCCGTCCCTGATCCAAATATCGCCATCGAAACCGTTCCCGGAGAAGGCAACTTCGACGCCACGGTGATGATGGAACGCTTCAACGAGTTCACGAAGGCCAAGGAGCCGGAATCGTCCGTTGAGAAACCTGTCGATAAAGCGGTGGAAACAACGGTCGATGAGCCTACCAAGACCGAGCAAACCACCAAAGCCGATGACGGCGAGATTCCCGAGGACTTTCCGACTAAGAAACACGCCACGCCCGAGGCCGTGAAGACTTGGAAGTCCATGAAGGATGAGCTTTCCACGCTTCGCACAGAGCTTTCTGAGTTGAAGGAAAAGCAGCTTCCCATCAAGGACAAGGAGCTTCAAGAGCGCCTTATCGAAATCGAAGAGGCCAAGAAAAAGCTGGCCGAGTTTGAGGGCAAAGACCTGACTCAATACGAAAAGCGCATCAAGGAGCTTGAGGAGCGTGATGCCGAGAACGAGAAGTTCCGTAGCGTCCACGATGTTGTAAATTCGCGCCAGTTTCAGGAGGAGATTATTCGTCCTTCTGAGGAGCTTGGAGCGGCTGTTGAGGAGCTTGCTCGCTCCTACGACGTTTCTCCTGACATCCTCAAAGAGGCTATGCGCAAGGATGATCCCATCGAACTGCGTCGTGCCCTTCGTGAGTTGACTAGCGACTGGAATCCAATGGATGCCGCCGAACTGGCTGGACACGCCAAGAGTCTTCGGGAAATCCTCGCCAAGTCTCAGTCGATGATCGACAACGCCGATAACGCGAAGAAGGAGCTGTCCTACATCGCTGAGACAGAGGCCAAAAAGAAGGCGGAGGCTGATGAGGCCGCTTTCCGCTCTGCCAACGAGGCCGTCGAGAAGCAGATCAACGAGAAGTTTGCCTTCCTGAAAGAGCATCCCGAAGTGCTTGAGGCCATGAAGACCGCCAAGTTCGAGGACACGCCCGCGAATCGCGCCCTTGCTGCCAAACTGGCACCACTCGTCACCAAGCTGAACGACCTTTACGCCGCTGAAAAGCAGCGTGTGACTCAGCTTCAAGAGGAAATGGCGAAGCGGAACAGCGCCAAGCCTAACGTGAGCACGAATGTTAATCAGCCGGTGAAGGAGGCCGCGCCAGAACCGGGAGGCCTTGACTGGGAAAGCTCTTGGAGCCGATTCCAGAATGCACAGAGGGCGAGTTGACGCCAAGCCAACATTGAGTTAAAAGACGAGGCCCGCTGGACTACGAATCCATGCGGGCCTCTTCAGTAATCATACCGATACTTATGACCACCGATACATCTATTCAATCACAGGTTGACGCTCCAATCAAGAGGAAGCGTGGATTTATCCGCGAGGATGGAATGGTCTTTTGGGCGATTATGAGCGGTCGCGAACGCTGGATGACGCCAGAACAATTTGCCGAAAAGCAGGCGAGCGAACGTCAAAAATACCTGCGTGACGCCGAGAAGATTAAGGCCAAGCTGAAGTCAAAGTATGAGGCCGATCCCGAGAAGTATAAGGCAAAAGCGAGGCATTATGGAGTTGTGAGGAAGGAGGCTATTGCCAAACATCAAAAGGAGTATGTCGCCAAGAATAAGGATAGAATCCTTGCATATCGAAGGGAATATTATCAGAAAAACAAGGAACGCTTAGATGCTAAGAATAGCGAATATCTAAAAGCCAATCCAGAGGCAAGAAAGAGGGCTTTGAAAAAGTGGAACCAAAACATAAGCCCGCTGACTAAGTTTGGAATGAGGACTCGCAACCTAATCAAAGAGTCACTAAACAGAAGCGGAATGAAGAAAGGCTCTAAAACTGAGAAAATTCTTGGATGCACAATAGCATTTTTCAAGGAGTGGATTTCGAGCCAATTTCTTCAAGGCATGTCTTTTGAAAATCATGGCAGATGGCATATTGACCACTACATACCCATGAGTTTTGCCAAAAATGAGCAACAGGCACTCGCGCTGAACCATTACACCAATTTGAGGCCATTGTGGGGAAGTGATAATTTGAAGAAAAAGGACACGATTCCAGAAGATATTGTTGACAAATGGAATGAACTCTGCAAAAGAGTCGGCCTAGAGCCTTAAAATCCATCTGCAACATGGTTTCGGATGCTCCCCGGATGAAAGTGCGATGAGCTAAAATTACCTAATTCTTCGCTCGGAGTTAGAACAGAACTGCCAGCAGTGTTCCGCGTGGAACAATTGCACATTGGCTGTTCAAGCAAGTTCTCACCACCTACTCAAAATTCATCCGCCCTCAGGGCTTTTTTCTTATGGCCTGCTCCGACCTGAACTCATATTTCCAAAACGAAGCAAATCGTCTCTCTAGCGATACCATGTATCGTAACTGGGCAACCTCTCCTTGGGATACCGAGGAAATCGTCCCGAAAACCCGTTGGCCAGATGGCATGGGCGCAGCCCCGAACTTCTTGGTCTTCGAGCGCAGTATGCCGCTCTCTACCGGAATCACCTTCCAAACCTACGGCTTCAATGACGGCGGTGAAGGTGACGGCGGCGGTTCCTGCTCTCCTCCTACGGCCACCATCTATCAAGCCTCCACTCGTCGCACGATGAGCCTCAAAAAGGCCGCTGTCGAATCTGAAAAGATTTGTATCGAAGATGGCCGCATGGCTTGGGAAATCGTTCAACAGGGTTCGCACATTCTGCGCAACCTTCAGAACAACTCCAAATACGCTTGGTCCGTCCAGCGCAAAACGGAGTTCACCTCCGTCTGCTCCAACAAGGCTGTCGCTGACTCGTCCATGACGACCTCTAGCTCTGCCTTCGGCACCGGCACCATCGGCACCATCAATCGCGAAATGCTCGACTACTGGTATGACCGCCTCGTCGCTGACGGCGCTCACCAGAACAACGGTCTTGGCACCAACGAATACGGTCAGCCCGTCCTTCCGCTCATCCTCAGCCGTGAAGCTCAGGCCACCCTCGTCAACAACGAGACGACCCTGAACAACATCCGCTGGTCGAACAACGCCAATGATCGCCTCCTTGGTCCTCGCGGTTCCTTTGTGAACCTTGAAGGCTTCAAGCACAAGATCGACATTCAGGCTCCTCGCTGGAATCTGGTTGGTGGCGCTTGGGTGAATGTTCCGTTCTACCTCCCGGCCAGTGCGGCTGGAGACGACGCTGAAGTCAATCCTGACTACTACACCGCTCAGTATGAAGACCTCTTCATCGCGAGCAATCAGGTGGTCAAGTTCGCCATCCCCGGTGCCTCCCTCACGGCTGGCCCGATGAAGTTCAAGCCGCAGGATTACCTCGGCAACTTCGAGTGGCGCAACATTCAGGACAATGACTGCAACAAGGACGGCAATATCGGCTACTTCCGTGGCATCCTCGGCTACGGCGCGCAGCCCGGTATTCCTGAATACGGCGCAGTCATCCGCTTCCGCCGCTGCCCCCTTAGCTGGACGGTCAATACCGCCTGCTCGTAATCCCGCACGGACCTAACCTTAACCGGGCGGGGTCGGCTCTAAACAGGCTGGCCCCGCCCTTTTCCTTTCAAAACCATGCTCACATTTCAATCTCCTAAAGGCTGGGAAATCCCCCAAGACGCTCAACCCGGCAAGCCGTTTTCAGCGGTCGGGACATTCACCATCGACGACGAAGGCAATATCACGCTCGTTGAAATCGACGGCTCTCCCATCGAAGCCCCTGAAATGGAGATGGAAATGGAAGTCGAGGAGGAAGGCGAAATGCCTGAATCTGGCATGACTGACATTGACGCCGCCATGAAGCGAGCCGAAGAAATGGGACTTTTCACCAAGTAACCGCCATGCCCGGTATTCCACAAACGTTGGCAGTTCCGCCTCCGGTCAGTCCGAACTGGCTGATTAACGCTATTCGCGTTGCGCTTGTGAATACCAATCATCCCGGCGCGATTACTTACGATCCACTCGCAAAGCCACCGCCTCCTGTAAGCACAGCTACCCTCTGGTGGGGCGTTTACAATGCAGCCCAAGGACAACTCCAATCTTAAACCATCATGCCCGGCATTCCTCAAACTCTCGAAGTTCCGCCACCAGTAAGCGTCCAGACCATCCTCTACGGCATCTATCAGGCCTTGGGCGGCAGTAGCGGCGGAGGTGGAGGTGGCAGCGCGATCACAGGCGAGGTCAAGATTTGGACAACCGCCTCGGCTCCAACTGGTTACTTGCTGTGCAACGGTGCAGCCGTCAGCCGCTCAACCTACACCAGTCTATTCGCGGTCATCGGCACCACCTATGGCGCTGGCAACGGTAGCACGACCTTCAATGTTCCTGATTTCCGTGGGCGTGTGCCAGCGGGTGTGGATGGAGTCGGTTTCCCTTCAATCGGGGATATGGTTGGCTTGAGCTCAAATCAAATTGAGGCCAACAATCTTCCGCCGCTCAATCTTTCCGAGGTTCAAGTGGTATCTGGAATTGGCTCATTTGTTTTAGATGGCGTATCTTATAGTGGATCAGCATCAGCTGCCATAAGCAACATCCAGCCTACCCTCGTAGTAAACTTCATCATCAAAACATGATCCCCGGAGATTCCACTCAACTCGACGCCAATCTGGCTTTTGTCCAAGGAGACACTTGGGGAGGGATTCCTAGCATCACGATCACGCCTCCAGATACGGGCAGCACGGCTGAATTGGCTATCTTTGCCATCAAGAAGCAGGCGTCCGACATTCAAACGGTCAAGCAACTCAGTTCTGCCGATGGCGACATTACCATCACTGATGACGTGAACTGGATTTTCTCCATTCCACAACAGAACCTTGGCCTCAATGCGGGCACCTACGTCTGGCAGTTCCGCGTCACGGATAGCGATGATGTGATTCAAACCTACCTCCAAGGCTCCATGCAAGTCCTTCAGCAGTATTCACTTCCTTCATGAGCACGTCCGTCAACGTCACGACTCCGGTAAATAAGCCGACAGTTAGCGTCACCCAAGAAGGAGACGTGACGGTGGAGATTAACTACGGAGGAGGATCGGGCGGCTCTGGAGATGTGGTAGGACCAGCCAGTTCCACTGATATCGCTATCGTCCGCTTTGATGGAGCCACTGGAAAGCTCATCCAAGATAGCGGGATTACGATTGCTGATGGCGCTTCTGGCACCTTGTCCGGGACCAACACAGGCGATGTAACTATCGGCACTGCGAATGGGCTTTCGGTGGCTGGTCAGGCTTTAAGCCTTGGACTGTCATCGTCATCAACAACGGGAGCACTCTCATCGACAGACTGGAATACCTTCAATGGCAAGCAGGCATCCGGCAATTACATCACCGCTCTGACTGGAGATGTAACCGCATCCGGCCCCGGCTCCGCCGCTGCAACGTTGGCAAACACCGCCGTCACTCCGGGTAGCTACACACTTTCTAGTATCACGGTCGATAGCAAAGGCAGAATCACTGCGGCCTCAAGTGGAACCGCTGTATCACCCGGAGGCAGCAACACGCAGGTTCAGTTTAACGATAGCGGGGCATTTGGGGGTGATGCGAACTTCACGTTCAACAAAACAACCGACACCATCCAAGCTCCTAACATCGGGGCCATCAATTCGGCAGGCCTCTCCTTACAGGCTTCCAACGGAACGGTAGTCGGGTTGCTCGGAGCCGCCAACACCGCCAACGTGGAGTGGTATGGCGCACATAATTTCAACGCCGCCACACAGGATACTCTTGCCGCCTTCACTGGAGCAGGAAAGACCCTTGGCAGTCTGGCCCTCGCGACTTATCCGAGCCTAACGGAACTTTCCTACGTCAAAGGAGTGACATCTGCCATCCAGACGCAGCTAAACGCCAAGCAGGACACACTCACTCTCGGCACCAACGTAGCCACCAGCCTTGCGAACAACATGGCTGCGAGCGGGACGCTGGCTATTTTGGGGGCGAATACGTTTACGGGGGTGCAAACTCTTAGCGGCAATGGGGCGGTTAGCACGTCGATACTACGTTCGTCAGGCACAATTTTCACCGGAGGTTCAAGCAGCACAACGCTGCCGCTCTGGTATCATGCACCTTCTGGGGCTACTCCGAATTTCAGCGTTAACGGAACGTGGCTCGGAGCCAACATGCCCAGCGGCTTCACTGGGGATGCGATCAACATTCGTTATTATAATGGCAACCCGATGTTCCGCGTGGATCAAAACGGCAGCATCTACTGTAACTTCAACGCAACTTTTGGGGGCGCGGTGGACTGCGTCGGCATCCTTTCGCAGCAGGCCGTTTATGCATCGGCTAACCTTCCGGGGTTGAGTGGCACAGGCGGTATCTCCATGCGCAGCAGCGATGTGGCCGCATGGTCGAGCTCGACGACATGGTATTCAACGTGTGACCTTATCCTCCGGCGACGTGCGGCGGGCGTGCTCGCGCAATACAATGGATCGAACGCGCAAGCCTCGGAGGTTTACAACACCTTCACCAGCGCCACCAACTTCGAGCGCGCCACGATTGGGTGGGCGTCCAACATCCTCTCCATAGGAACCGAAAAAGGCAGTGGCGGCGGCACGGCTCGCGTCATGCAGCTTATCACCGACGGCACCGCAAGGGCTGTCTTTGAGGCCACGACCTACAATACCACTCTCCTTGCCAACGCTGGCAGCTACGGCAGTGGCAGCGGTGTCCTTTTCCTTGGGAACGCCACAACCGTTCCGACAACGAACCCAACTGGCGGAGGCATCCTTTATGTCGAGGCTGGCGCTTTAAAGTATCGAGGCTCGTCCGGCACAGTAACAACCCTTGGAGCAGCATAAGCCATGACTATCACCCTCACCCTTGAACTCAACGCGGAGCAGACCGCCTCGCTTCAAAAGCGGGCAGACGAGGTGCAACCTGACCCCTTGACCGTCGAATCCTACCTCCTTCGCTCCCTGAATGCCGAAATCGCCTCCTACACCGATGCCGACTTCAACGCCGCAGCTTTACGCCTCGTAAGCGCAGCCAAGGACTTGCCATTTGAGCAGCGCATGGCAATCATCGCGCAGGTCGAACAGGCCATCCAAGCACCATGACACCGATTACCCCAACAGAAGCCCAGCAAACCCTCGATTCCGTCGTTGGTTTCGTCGCCAACCTCAAAGCCGAAATGACCGTTCGAGACGCATGGGTGCTTCAAAATCACTTCCAAAAGCTCGCGGAGTTCATAGCTTCCAAAACAGAAACTAACACTTCTCAGACCCAGTGAAGACCTTTTTCGATTCCAGCTTGGACCTCCCGGTTGCATTGGCGTATCACATCGCCGGAGCTGCTATTTCTGGGTTAGGAATAGTTGCTACGACAGCGTATGGGTGTTACACTAGAATGGCTGTAATCTCCCCCGAGGAGCTTGCCCTTCAGCCACTCCATGTCGTGTTAATCCTCTTCATCGTCGCTCTAGCTGCTTTCATCGCCCTGATTCTGCGGGCGGTGTGGGGCAAGGGACTCTCAACAATGAACAGGTTTGCTGATTGTTTGGACAGCCTTACAAAGATGATTGACGACGTAGGGACCAAGATTGAGCAGCTTCAAGAGGATCAAAACAAGTCCCTGCGAGACTATCAAAACCTGTCTCTTGACGCCCTGAAGGCCAAGTCGTCCAAAAACGAGGATTTGACAGAACCAAACAATAAACGTAAGCATTAACCCATGAAAGAACTTGCCATCAAACTCGCCACTACCAACTCCGGCTGGATCATTCGTCAGGCCTTGAAGGGCGTCACCTATGCGGCTGGCGCTTTGTCCGCTTACCTCGCTGCTAAAGGCGTGGATGCGGAACTCACGTCCACTATCGCTGCTGGCCTCATCTCTGGAGCAAGCTGGCTCCTTGAAACCGGCCTGTCGTTCGTAGCCCGCAAGTATGCTGTGAAGTAATTCGCCACCCCTCAAAAACACAATGAAAGCCGCAATCGCACAACTGGAAGTCAGTCTCGAAGTTCTGGAAAACAACGAGCCAATTTATCGCTCGGAGGGAAGCATTGAACAGGCTGACTCAAATGCCACAGACGCCTCCCAAATCCGTCAAGCTCTAATGGTTCTCAGGGCTGCTGACGCAGGACCAATCTGGCCCGAGCCTAAAGCGTGAAATGACCATTCTAGCCGCCATCACCGCCGCTCTCGAAGCCTTTGCGTCACTCGCGAAGGCTTTTCCTTTGTGGCTCCAATGGCAGGTGACGAAAGAGTGTGAGTCCCTAACCGAAAAGATCATCGACCATGAAAACAAAGGCACTCCTGCTGACCGCACTATTGCTGACAGGCTGCGTTCAAACCTCGCCTACCGTCGCCAGCTCAATGCAAGTTTACTCTCCAGACACACTGGAGCTTAAAGCTGGGACGTCCATCCAGACCAAGGATGGTATTTATACCTCTCAGGTTGACGAGAGGTGGTATTCGGCGGATATTTACATGAAGCGCGTTCAAGAAGCACTTAACCCAAAGTAAATATGAAAAATTGGTCCGCAGCCGTTCACGAAACACAGGAAATTCGCCACAAAAAGACTGTGGCCGACTTTGAATCCGAGCGTAAAAACCTCCTCGACATCATCTCGGAAAAAGACCAGCAGCTCAATACGGCGCTGGGCATCTGCTCAGAAAAGCCTAAGCCATCCAAGATTAAGGTTTCTCCAGATGCGGACGCAGAGGCCACCTTTGTAGCCGTTGCTTCTGACTGGCACGTTGAGGAAACCGTTGAGGGCAAGACCATCAACAACCTGAACGAGTTCAATCTGGACATTGCTGAACAGCGCATCAACCGTTTCTGGCAGTCCATTGTTCGCATGGCTCAGATTCAGCGTCACGGAGCCAAAATTGACCGCCTTGTGCTTGTTTTAGGGGGCGATTTGATGACGGGCTACATCCATGAGGAACTGATGGAGAACAATGCTCTATCGCCTACGCAAACGGTTCTGTGGCTTCAAGATCAAATTGCCAGCGGTGTCGAGCTTTTGTCGAAGCATTTTGGGGAAATAGTAATTCCTTGCGTCTATGGAAATCATGGTCGAACATGTCGCAAACCACGACATGCCACAGGTGCAGCCAACTCCTACGAATGGATGCTCTACAAGACGATGGCGAAGCACATGGGCAGCAAGGCTGAATGGCACGTTTCCGATGGCTACCACCTTCTTCTCGACCTCTATGGCAAGACCCTGCGCATTCATCACGGCGACGGATTGCAGTATCAAGGCGGCATTGGTGGTTTGACCATCCCCGTGGAGAAAGCCATTGCGTCTTGGAACAAGGGTGTCCCGGCAGACCTCGACATCTTTGGTCACTGGCACCAGAGTCAGCAGAACCCGAAGTGGATTTGCAACGGGAGTTTGATTGGATACAACGCCTACTCCGTTGTCATTAAAGCCCCATACGAACCACCTTCCCAAACGGGATTCATTTTCGACAAACGCTACGGAAGGACCGTCACCTTCCCGATCTTTGTTGGATAAGCCACGCAAAAACAGACAATAAACCACGCAAAACACACTATGAATTGGCAAAAAGCAGTCGATAAAATCAACGTCCAGAAGTTCAGCATCCCGGCAGGTTGGGACACCAAAGACAAGATCGCAGCCGAGCTTCAATGCTCTCCAGAGCGGGTTCACGACCTGCTCAAAGGCGGTCTGGCATCGGGAGCTTTCGAGACTCAGGAGTTCCCAGTTTGGGACATGA